TTCATCTTGAGACTATTCTCCTCGCTCTCCATCCGCTCACCACGCAGGAACTCGCGCACGCCATCGAGGTGCGTCAGTTGCGCGTCGCCCCACCACGTCGGTTTCCATCCAGTCATCATCTGGCCCGGCACACCGACCGTCCCACCACCACGCGACTTGGTGTTCTGGTGGACGATCCGGCGCTGTGGCTTACCCGCGATGTTAACGTAGGGAGCTCTGTTGCGATTATCTTCGTGCTTCCCCTGCAACCAATCGACAAACTCCTCCTTGAGCGCCTCGTCCGCCTCTTGCTTGTAGTGTTCAGTAGCGCGTTGAAGGTACACCTCGCGTGCCACGTCGTCGTTCCATAACCCTTCTCGACCCGCCGACATCTTATCGGTGAACGCGCGCTGTTTCGCAATGTCGTTCCCGAGCCGTTTCGCCAGGTAGCCCAGTTCATAGTTGGGCCAGGCCTTCGCAGTGTTCGTCTCCGCGGGGGCACCGACGCCACCGCCCAGTCCCGGCCCACGCTCAGCCGACAATGAGCCCGATTTCGCGCCACGTCCGTCCCAATTCCACGGCATTTACCCAGGCATCAGAACATTTTTCCAACTCAGTATCAAACTGCGGAGATGGCGAGCGCGTGTCTCCAGCAGCGCACGCCCGCCTGGCACGCCGCGCGCAGGGGCAAATTGACGGCGTCGAACATCGGCGCGGCAGTCGGGATGTGTCCGTGGACGAGCCGTCAGCAGGCCTTCAACCGCGCGATGGGGATCGACCGCTTCCAAGGTAAGGCCTTCAACGACGCCCTTGGTCGTGAGCAACTGCCTCCTCACGCCCTCCATCGCATCCTGTGTGGTGCAGGCAACGACGCGACCCGCTGGGGCACGGCGCACGAGTCGGACGGCATCCTCGCGTACTCGGCCCACACCGGCAACCTCGTGGACAACACGGGCCTGCACGTGCACCCGACGCACTCGTGGCTCGCGGGGTCGCCGGACGGGCTCGTCGGTACGGAGGGGCTCATCGAGGTCAAGTGCCCCTACTACCGCAAGAGGGACGGGACGCGCGTCCACAAGGAGATCCCCGCGTACTACTACCTGCAGATGAACCTGTGCCTCGAGGCGACCGAGCGCCAGTGGTGCGACTTCATCTCGTGGACGCCGGAGGGGTACGCGATCTACCGTGTGACGCGCGATAAGGAGCTCCACGAGATGCTGATGCCGCACTACCTCAAGTTCTTTGCGGCGATGCAGCGGATGGCGAAGACCCCGCCACCGATGAGCGCCGAGGAGAAGGAGGCGATCACCTCGTGCGTGGCCGAATCGATGGCCACTCACGTCAATTACAACTTCTGGTCGGGGGTGAACGTGCACGACACTCCGCCGTCGCCATACGATGACACCTCGGACCTTAATCCCGAATACGACAGTGATGACCTTCGTGTTGGGCAGCCACTGAAGAGACAAAAAGTTCCGGTGGCGGACGAGGGATGCGACGAGGCCTCCTCGAGCACCTGCACGCCTTCGACTGGCACGGCTGGCGACTGAAGGAGGTACGCGACGAGGCTGACGGATGGGTGACTGCCATTCTGTACTACCACGACTCTCGTTGCCTGATGAGTTACATGCACGACGACATGCGCAAAGTGTGCCGGAAACTCGCACTCGGCCTGCGCGAATTCAATGAGGATCATAGTGTGTACTTCGATGTGCGGTCCGGGGTGGTGAGGATAGTTGTGTTCTAATCACTTTTTCCAGTTAACTGACGACTTATGCCGGGTGGTCACGAGGGTCGTGGCGGTACACAAGTGCGATTCAGCGATAACATGGAGTGGTGGTGCTCGCGGCCTCTGCCCCGCCCCGACTTGGAGACGATCCCCTTCGTCGGCGAGGTCGCGGGGGAGACGCCCGCCATGGGATTCTGCGCCCCCGAGACCCGCCGGCGCGACGTGGGCGTGCAGAAGTACGCGGCGGGGGCGACGGGCGGGGTGCCGACCTCCCACGGGGCGTTGGCGCTCCCACTCCCAAATATGGAAATCAGCGGAGACATGCCTACTGCGGAGGCTGTTGATTTTCTAAGGTCTCAGTATCTCGGCAGCCGCCAATCGGCCCCACCCCAGCGCTACTTCCCGAGAGCATGGCGATGAAGAAGTACATTAACTTGCGCGACATGTCCCCGAGCGAGGTCACCTTCACACTGGGCCAGGACCGCCAGGGGAAGCCGTCGATCCACGCGCACTACGGCGAGAACGCGGGGGAAGTCGCGATGGTCAGCCCCGCGTGTGTCACCAACTGGCCCCGCATCAGCGGCGACGGCAACTACGGGACGATGTGGGGGCCGACCGACATCTCCAAGGCCAAGTTCACGCTCGACTTGACGGACGCGGCGATCAACGAGCAGCCCAACCCCACGTTCACGGACTTCGACACGATCCTCACCACGATCGACGAGCGGCTGCTCGACTTCGTGCAGGCGAACCAGCTGAAGATCCTCGGGCGCAAGAACCTCACGCGCGACGAGATCAAGATGCTGCAGATCCGGTCGGTGCGTCCGAAGTACGATAAGATCTCGGGGAACCACGTCGGGTCGACGGTGCAGATGTCGGCGTCCAAGTACGCGTGGGACGGCATGGGCGGCAAGTACGCGCGCGAGATCGCCGTGTGTGACAAGGACGGCGCGGTGGTCCCGGGCGGCACGGTGCAGCCGGGCGACGTGGTGGCGGCGACGATCTTCATCAACCAAGTGTACACGGGGGTCGGCGGCGACAAGTTCGGCATCCACTGGTCGTTCGAGGACGTGCAGGTGGTGTGCCAGCGCGCCCGCCTCGCCCAGAAGACGCAAGTGTCCGCCTTCAGCGACCAGTACGACTTCGCGATGCCGTACACGACCTACTCGGCGCCCGAGACCATGGATTACAACGCGCAGTTTTCTGAGCCCATGGCAGTGGGGTCGTGATGGCGACGACGACGGCCGATACTGAGCACAAGCCCAACAGCAGTAACCCACGGGTGGAGAACACGGGTGATAAGGAGAATGTGGGGGGGAATGTGAAGGCGAAGGCGTATGGGAAGCACGCGACGATGCCCGTGTTGGTGAGTGATTTGTATGCGGAAGTGCAACTGCCGGACCTTCAGGAGTTTGACCCTGCGCAGATGAAGTTGGACGGGACGGTGGTGGCGATCGGGAAGCGGCGGACCGGGAAGACGTGGGTGTTCCGGAACATAATGTATCTGTTCAAAGACAAATTCCAGGCGGGGCTCGTGATCTCACAGACCGATGAACTGAACAAGTTTTGGCGTCAGTACGTCCCTAAGAAGTACATCTTTAACCGCTACGACCCCGAGATCCTACAGGCGGTGTTCCGGCGACAGAAGAAGATCCTCAACGACGTGAACAAGACCGACGAGGAGAAGGACGCGGAGGCGCCGTTCTTCATCCTCCTGGACGACGTGATCAGCGACCAGCGCCTCAAGTACGACGAGAGCCTGATGGAGCTCTTCGTCGCGGGCCGGCACTACCGACTCTTCGTCCTCATCACGACACAGTACGCAAAGGCGATCACCCCCACACTACGCGGTAACACGGACTACTGCTTCATCATGAAGACGCTACAACAGAGACAGTTGGAGGCGCTCTGGGAGGATTTCGGCTCCTTCCTGACGAAGGACGCCTTCGCCCAGATCCTGAACGCCTACACGGAGGACAACGAGGTGCTCGTGGTCAACACCTGCCCCGACACTGAGGTGGACCCGCTGTCGATGCTCGGCTGGTGGAAGGCCGTGGACCCGGGCGAGTTCAAGATGGGCTCGGAGGAGTACTGGCGGTCCGCTGAGCTGGGCAACCACATGATCCCGCCGCGCGACAACGCGTCCTCGGCCTCCGAGTTGATGAACGTGAAGGACTTCATGCCGATGCCGTGGAAGGAGTTCCCGACCGAGCGAGGTGCGACGGGGATCGGCAAACGTGGTTGATGATATTCTAAGCACTGGCCAAATGGCTACTGCGCGTGCGATCCAAGTGTCGGTGGTGCATGCGACTCTGGGCCTGGTCGCGGGTGCTTCGATTGAGGCTCTGATGCCGAGCTACTCCGCTTCCTCTGCAACCGCAACGCTAGCGTTTGAGGCCTTTGTTCAAATGGCACTGAACGGCGTTCTGCTCTCTTCGGTGGGCGCCAATCTGACGTCCGACGATCCCACTTTCGGAATTCCGTTCGCGACGGCACTGGTCGCGGCACAACCGTCGCTGAATGAGCGATTTGGGCTCTTAGGCGGAGTAGCGAAGCAGCAGGCGAGTCGAGTCGTACAGCGAATGGCACCACGAGCTCCAGAGGACAGCACGTCCATCCAAGGCTCGTAGTCATCCCCTCCCACATCTCGTCGAGCGCGCGCAACTTCGCCTTCGACCGGATGAGCGGGAAGAACATGCAGAACTTGGTACACTGCATCCTTTGGAAGAGCCGACAGAACACGTAGTTGTAGTTGAGGAAGTTGCGCCGCCCCTCGAGCTTGTGCGCGTCGAAGGGACGCTGCAGCTCGATGAAGAGCCGGTCGAGCGTCTGCATCACCACCGGACCCGGGCACGGCGGCTTGACCCCGGTGCAGCGCTCGATGATCTGCAGCCACTTCTCGATGTACACCTGCAGGCCTAGAGATCGGAGTACTGCTCGAATAGTGTCTTTGTTGATAACGGAGTGTGTGCCGTCCAGTAGGCGCGCGCCAATGGCAAGCATGTGTTCAGCAGGTATTTGCGACTCCATGAGCAGCAGCTGGCTAAGGCGTTCGTGCCAGTGATGAATGCGTTTGTAGTTGCTAGTCCGAGTAGGAAGGTTGCGGCCAAACATAGTTTCAAAAATGACACTCCCCGGCTGCACCACCCCGCACTCGTCGCAAACGCGCGTTCCGGCGTCACTGCTGCCCCGGCCGTTGTAGCTGTGCCGAGCGCTACCGCAGCTGACACAAAGCAGAGCGTCGCGAGTAGCATGCACCGGGCGAGGGTGCAGAGTAAGCCGAGCACGCTCATAGTCAGCGAACATGCGATCCACATCCGCCTGCTCGTCGAACGCCGCGCGGTCGTGGGCCGGATCCGCCACGACAGCCATGCCATGTGCTTGCATTCTACGCTCGGAAAAAGACACTGCAGTGCTCGCCTTTTTCCGAGGCCGTGGAGAGATGGACTGTGAGGCTCATTGGCAGGACATCTTTTTGACGAAACCCGAGTATGGCGAGGGGGGCGCGCCGCAGATGGACGACGCGTTCGTCGCGCCCGTGATGTCGGTGCATGTGCAGCGTGAGGTGAATGCTACGAATGTCGACGCGACAGTGGTGTCCACGTCCACCAATTGGTTGATGCTCGCATTCCCGTCGAACGCGCCCGCGGCCGAGATCGCACGGTGGCGCGCACTCACTGTTGGTGACATGATCCGCGTGAGCCATGCGTCGCACGGCGGGTTCACGGACTACCTGACAGTCATGGAAACCGTCGATGTGGATGAGCTACATAACACGACAGCCGTTGATTGGCAGCTCATGGGACATGACCCAAGCAGTAGCGCTGTAAGTAGCAGTGGCAGTGGATTCCCGAGATACCCCGGAGCGGCTGCCACTGCGGGAAACTACCCGTCACATCTCGAGGCGGACGATGGTATTACGAGTGATAATAAGGTCGCCGCGACGAATATGCCGGCGGGGTCGTTACGCGCGGTGCGTGTGAACTACTCGGTGGATTGTTCCACTATCGACGACGCGTTGCATACCGACGTGAAGTTCACCGATAAGGTGGAAGCAGCGTCGCAGGTCACAACGAAGACGCGCGGTGAGATCACGACCTTCTACACGGGACCGAACGGCCTCGACGGTACGCGCGCATA